CTTCATCTTAGATGAAAGAGTTCAGACGAGGTTTCCTCGAGTTTAGTTGATTATTCCACGATGTCAACGACACTTGTTGACTGTTCGAGTGTGAAAGTTCTCCAGTCCATCACTTGGATAGTTATTACGTCTGAGCTATGACTTATCAGACAGTTTTCTTAATCACCTTGAGGTGATAGTACATGAAAGGGAGGGTTTGATCATGTTAAACACGACAAAGTCATCACACCTCACAACATGCTTTGATGACGAGTCAACAAAGCGTGTTTTAACTACACAGAAAAGGCTCGCCCGTACTGGTGATCCGAAACCTGTGTTCGATGATAAGGTAGTAGAACTACTTTACAATTATCAGAATGATTTACAATTGCATAAGACTAAAGCGGTACGTGAGTACCTCAACTCGCTAACTGATGAGGTTGGTATACCTTATTCGAGAAGCTTTTACGATTATGGTAAATTACTCAAAACTTTGGAGAGTTTTGCGGAGAAACATGCAGCGAATTTCTCGTGGAATAGTAATTTTAAGCGTGCCTTCGCGGTAGTACGTTCAAGGTATCCGAGGAATACCTTGATTCCACTGCGTTTCCAGAATGATGGAGACGTAGCATTAGCCCTTCCAAATAAGGACTCACATGCCGGTGCATCGTACCTTCGAACGGGTATGAGAAACAAAGGCGAGTACTTAGATGGAATACACAAAGATTTATTAGACGTAGAGGAACAGGCCATTGTTGATGGATCTTTCAATTGCTTAACCCTGATTGGTAGTCGGACTAGCGTGAAAGGTGAGTTTGAAGATGACGGATCATGGTCCGGCAGTTGCGAACATACGTCCCGCCCCATTCATATGAAGGACATTTATGAGAATTTAGCGGCTGCACGTTTCTCGGTACCAGTGACAGCCTTTCTTGATGATTATCGTTATTCGGCGATCGGCAAAGCTGATGATGATGTCTGGAGAAGGGTACGCAGTATGCGGAGTGGTAAGTCGGGCTGGATAAGTCTTGACTACTCGAAGTTTGATTCCACACAACCAGCGTGGTTAATTGAACGGGCCTTCGATATTGTAAGAGACTGTTTTACTATGACGCCGAGAGAAGAGAAACTGTTCCTGGTTGTAAAGCATGATTACATCCATAAGACTTTCTTGTTAGCTGACGGTTATTTGTCGGTACATCATGGTACACCGAGTGGAAGTAGTTTGACGAGTGTTATTAATGGGATAATTAATGAGTTGATTACTGAGACTTGGCTATCAAAATTTGATGTGTTGGCAGAGTACATGATTATGGGCGATGACAACTTGATTTACTACAGGGACAATGTAAATCTAAATGACATTAGTTCATATATTGTGCATAACTTTGGGATCAAAGTAAATACCGATAAAAGCCTAACAGGTTCTAGGTGGGATGATCCTAAATTTCTATCTAGAACGTGGTCAGTTAGAGGACCATGGAGGCCGATTCCTGAAGTCCTTGCCAGGATGATGTTTCCTGAACGTTATAGGGATTACACCAAACCAGGTGTGCGTCCTGAGTTCGTCCTCTTTTCTTACATCTTAGGATATTCAGCTACTATGCGAGAATTAATGGATGTTAATGCTTTTTGCTGCGAGTACGGGCTCGATCATACGTTAAATCTGCGTGAAACAGAGTTGGAAGTACTACCATATAATGTACAAGTTTGGTATCGGCGTAAGACGTTAGCCGGCGCTGCCTGACCGCAACCCCAAGTAAACAGCGTCCCGAATGCTGGGCTGGAGGAG